GTGGCTGCTGGACGATTTATAATTATTGCAAAAGATGAATATGGAATCCCATACAACTTTATGGTATTGGCTTACACTGAAGAAACAGCACGAGAAATGTTTGATGAAGCTAATACGGGGAAGATAATTGAGTATTGCTATCCAATGCTGAACGATGTCACATATAGCACGGTGAAACAAATTACACCTGATGTGTTTGAAGTTCGATAAGGAGCGTTATCGCATGCTAAGACTATATTTTACCTCATTGCATTCTTGTCCTCTTGCATCGTTGATGAACTGTATAAATTTAACGGAATTTTAGCTGACAAAACCATACTATTGTGGTATTGTATCCTAATAGCCGCGCTCCCCACTTCGCGCGGCACCTTGCCGCCCTTATCCGCTATCCACAGATAGGGGCAGTATTCTTTTGTATGAAGCGTTGGGAAATCACATTTATACTGTTTGTCAATAGGAAATCAAAAAAATTTACAAATTTTTGTATGTTTCTTGTTTACTTTTTTCAGCTACAGGCATATAATAATGATAAGAGAGCTGCCCAAACCGTTATACGTTCTTTTGGGGGCCAGGGCCGGAGGTTTCCTTCGGCCCTCTTATTTTTATTTTATAGGTGAGCGCAAAATGGAGCTAAAGGGGCCACTATCGTTTTCCCAACAGGTGAAACGATTACAGGAACATGGGATGTGCATATCCGATCCTAAGGACGCAGAGCGCAAATTATCAAAAATTAACTACTACCGCTTTACGGGATATGCGTTATCTCTTCGCGGGGATAGAGAGGGTAATCGATACGTTTCAGGTACCGATTTTGATATGGTATACCGTCTCTATCTCTTTGATGAAGAATTGAGAAACGCTCTTAAATTACCGTTAGAACGCGTAGAAATATTTGCACGCACGCAAATTTCATACTGGTTTTCTATAGCTAAAAACAAAAAGTCTCCGCATATGGCTCATTATAAAGAAGAGAATTTTTATAATAAAGAGCACTACAGGCAAGTGATGGACAGCATCAGCCGTGAAGAGCAACACCGAAACGGAGAGCTATTTGTACAGCATCACAAAGAAAAATATGAAGACAAAATGCCACTATGGGTAATCGTAGAATTGCTGTCTTTTTCAAATTTATCAAAACTATACAATTCAATGTGGATTTCGGAAAAGGAATCGATTGCAATATCTATGGGAAATATCCACGAAGATACTCTCAAGAACCACTTACGTTGTTTATCGGAATTGCGTAATCGTTGTGCGCACGGTGCCAGATTGTACGGTAAAGATATACGTTATAGCCCTCCTGCTCAATTGACGTCGCAGTTTCTCATCAAAAATCGTGATATTTGCAATACAACTTTATTCGCATATATCATTGTCTTAATTCGAAGACAGCCATCCATAGAGTGTAAGCGTGAAACAGTTGAAATGCTTATTGATATTTTCAAAAGGTATGAAGAAATCATTTTAAAAAGCGAAATTGGTTTACCTGAGAGATATGAATATATACTTAATAGAGAGATAAAATAAAAAAAGCCCCCGGCCAGGAATCAAAAATCCTGAACCGGGGGATTTCGTCATATACTATTCGGTTTTGCCAAGTTGTTTCACAGCCTGATTGAAACAAGTCGATGCAAGACCTAACAGCACGCCGATAGGTCAGGTAGAATAAGTTTCGCAAAAAGACAAAGAGACATGGTTTGCAGATGTCTGGTAGAATGAAGTTGCGACACCACCATTCGAAAGGAGACAGCAAACCATGTCCGAAAAGATTGTACAGCTAAACGAAGAAGTTATCAAGGGGCAGCTCAAGGAACTTGTGCGCGGAAGCGTAGAGGAAACCCTCAACGAGCTGCTGGAGGCCGAAGCGGAGAAGCTGACCCAGGCGGCCCGGTACGAGCGCAATGAGCAACGCCAGGGCTACCGCAGCGGCCACTACAACCGCAACCTTACCACCACTTCTGGGGATGTCACACTCAAGATGCCCAAGCTCAAGGGGATCTCCTTTGAGACTGCCATCATTGAGCGGTATCGCCGCCGGGAGAGTAGCGTGGAAGAGGCTCTCATTGAGATGTACCTGGCTGGCGTATCCGTCCGGCGTGTAGAGGATATTACCGAGACTCTCTGGGGCAGTAAGGTCTCTCCCTCCACCATCAGTGAGCTGAACAAGAAAGCGTATGTCCACATCGAGGATTGGCGTAACCGTCCTCTGCAAGGCGGGCGGTATCCGTATGTCTATGTGGATGGGATCTATCTGCGCCGCAACTGGGGTGGAGAGTTTGAAAATGTGGCCATCCTGGTGGCAATCGCGGTCAATGAGGACGGATATCGTGAGGTTTTAGGTGCCGCCGAGGGCATGAAAGAGGACAAGGCCAGTTGGATCAACTTCTTCCAGTGGCTGCGTGGCCGTGGCCTGGACGGCGTGAAACTCATCGTTGGAGATAAGTGCCTTGGTATGCTGGAGGCCGTGGGCGAAGTGTTCCCTGAAGCCAAATACCAACGCTGCACCGTCCACTTTTACCGTAATGTGTTCTCTGTCACACCTCGCTCCAAGGTGAAACTGGTAGCCAAAATGCTCAAGGCGATCCACGCCTAGGAGAGCAAAAAAGCCGCTCGTGAAAAGGCTAGGGCCGTAGTGGAGGAGCTGTGTTCCATGAAGCTGAAAGAGGCTGCTAAGAAGGTGGAGGACAGCATCGAGGAGACTCTGACCTATTGTGATTTTCCCAGTGAGCATTGGACCCGTATCCGCACCAACAATGTCATTGAGAGGCTGAACCGGGAGATCCGCCGCCGTACTCGTGTAGTGGGCAGCTTCCCGGACGGCAACTCTGCCCTTATGCTGGTCTGTGCCCGGCTACGCCATGTAGCTGGCTCCCAGTGGGGCAACAAAAAGTACATGAATATGAAGCACCTGGAGGCCGCCATTGAGGATGCCTCCATTGCCGGCTGACTTCATTTATGCCAGAGCTTGCAAACTAAAGTGCGAAAAAATCTTGACACGACCCGCCGATATCCATCGTAATTGGATTTATGTTTAAAAGATGTTAGTCAATTTCGTATTGGATAAATTTTTACAGGAATACCAGAACTAATATTTTTCAGTTGTGTTTGTATGTATCTAATACAATCACAATAGTAGTCATACCCATTCGTATACCAAAGTTCTTTTTGTGATTCAGCTTCTTGAGTTTTTTTTACAAAAAAATTGTATAACTCAATAACTTTATCAGAATAAGGGCTTTGTTTCATATCTTTTTGAAGTGTACAAATAAAATCAAATGTTTCTTGGGCTGGTTCCCTCATCCATTGCGTACTAGAATGCGCACGATGTGCACTATATGTTGTCCAATGCTTTGCCCACCTTTTTTGATATAAAAACAGTTTTTTATATTCATCTTCCATTTTTAATTCACCTCACTTTCTGTTGGTATGGAACGTATTATATCACTAAAAAACAAATAAAAAAAGCCGCCGAGAAACATTCCTCTAGCGGCTTTTTATACTTATTCGGTTTTATTCTTCTGTTTGACAATCTGGTTTACATACACGCTGCACCCAGCCGCAATTACACCCTGCACAATGGCCGTAAACAGCGCCAGCACGACACTTTGCCATCCGGTAATGGTGGAGGTCGATATTACCCACAAAGCCGCCAAAACGATGCCAGCAGCGCCCAGCGTAATGGGGATATTCTTATCCTTTACGGCTTGCGCATTTTTCAGTGCCATGCCCAAAAAGTAGAGCACAACGGGCAGCACCGCAAGCTCCGGTTTGATATAGTTCATAATCTGTTCCATATGTTCCTCCTACGTTATTTCTGTTCCAAAAGCGTAATGCGCTTCTCGTGATTTTCAATCCTGCCATCCTGCTCGTCGTTGTGCTCCCAAAGCCGGCGGTGACTTTCTTTCGCAGACTTTTTCTGCTCTTGCATGTCGTTTTTCAACGTATCAAGCAACACCGTCAGTTTTGTGAGGTTGCTGTTGAGTTTAATAACCGGAGCGCCTACTGTAGCAAGCAGGCCAACCAGAGCAACAAGCACTGTTATAACAGTCCATTCCATGGAGGTTATACCTCCTTTATATCCAAGTATTTACCGTTGGAATCTTCAATGCACGCCCATCCTCCAGAACCCTCATCGGTAAGGAGGAAAGCCCAGCCGTTTCGGGTCTGTTTCAGGTCGTATACTTTCCCTTTAACGAGCGTTGCAATGGCATCGTTAGCGTTGAAGTCGTCCGCCTTTGGATATGGGCGCAATCTCAAACCATCCACAAGCACCGTAGCTTTGTAAAGCTTGTCCACATCTTCCGAAGGATGGTCAAGCGTATCATTGCCGTTGTAAGTAGCTGCTTTATTCGGCAAATCGCTCCACGCGGACGGCTCAACAGCTGTGCCATTTACCTGTACCTCAAAGTGCAGGTGACGGCCTGTAACCTGCCCCGTGCTGCCAGCAACGCCAATTACATCGCCCTGACGTACCGTTTTCCCAACTTTCACGGTAATGGTTTTCAGGTGCTGGTAAATTTCGACCACGCCCGGCGCTGTCTGCACCTTTACCAGATTGCCGCGTCCACCGTTATAACCTGTGCTCACAGCTGTTACCGTTCCGCCCGTCACCTCCCGAACAGCCCATGCGCTTTCGGGCAGTGCCTGTCCGGCCTGTTGCGTCGGAACAATATCCTGCCCCTTATGCTGCTCCTTGATGAGACGGCCATTATACCAGTATTCTCGGTATCCGTAAGGGCTTGTAATTCTGTTGATTCCTGCAAATGGTGTCATGATGTTTGCCTCCTTAATATGTTTTGCTTGTAATTTCCTTATATTGCGTTTCTGAAATGATATTTTTTAGAACGGCCTGCCGCACCTGCGCGGCGCTCCACAGGCCCATGTCGTACCACTTTTTAATGTTGTCGTACATGCTTAACCCTCCAGCATCGTGTCCGTTATCATGGCCGTGTACGCAATCTGCGCCTCCACACGGTCAAGCGGTGTCGGCTCCGGCGCGGGCCGCGCGGCGATCTCTGCCGCCTTCTCCGCCTCTGTGCGTAGGGCTGGCGTACCGTCTGCCAGCTTGTAGTTCGCGCAGCCATCCGTTCCGTACAATGGTAGCGGGAAATAGTTCCCTTGGGCGTGATGGTATTTGTCACCATACCCCTCATCAATAGCCGTCCAACCCGCCGTGTCGGCCAGAAACGCGCTGCTGTTTATCTCCACGATGCGCTCCGCTTCATCCGCACGCACATAAACAATATATTTTTCATCCATACTGTTTCACTCCTTTACAAATCGGCCGATAAATCGCATTGCAGACCATATGCAATACCCGGATAGTTGTTAACGCCTGATGCTGCCATACCGATATGCAGGTGTATACCGTTGCGTTGCCGCGTTATGTTCGAAACTGTCGTATTCAGCGCTTTAAACGTACCGTTATACACCACGTTGTCGGCAACCTTGACCGTAACCGACGGAGCGGTGCGCATAGGTACAGGGGTTGGAATGAGTACACGGAACGTGGAACCCGATACAATACCAGCAGAACCAATACCCACACCGCCGACAAAATACCGCATGCACTCCGCCAGCTCCGCCCCGTACCCCTTCGGCACATACGGCGTGGCCACACTTCCCTTTTCCAGCTTCGTCCATGTAAGCGTGCAAGTCTGCTTTATGACGATATACACCGCGATTTGGTCTGTATTCCCCGCCGGGATGAATGCAGCAGCGCGAATATCATCCGTATCAACCATACTGTCCGCGTCTACCGCCGCAGATTTGATTTG